CCCATTTAAGCGTTGCCAGCTCAACAGCGTCCCTGTTTTTCCATGGCCCCTGCCGATAGATCCGTTCGGTTTTGTAGAGCCCGTTAATGGTCTCCGCGAGAGCGTTATCATAGGAATCTCCAACGCTTCCGACTGAGGCAACGAGACCTGTGTTACCGACCAGATGAAACTGAACTGTGGAGATTATCCGGGATTAGTCGGGATGGGCCGGGATATAATGGGATTTCTGCCCGGTAAACTGCCAAAAAATTTGGCTTCAACTGGCTGCGGTTCTGTTACCCTGTCAGCCAGTTGAAATTGGACTCCCGCCTATTTCATAAACAGTTCAGCCATATAAAATGGAACTGTAGCGAGTAGTGGGGCCGAACCTTTTAAAAGTCTTCTAAGAGCCTCTTAAAGCGTTGATGTCATTATCATGGCTACACGACCCACAATGCACATGCTGTCAGCTCCGTCAGGCTGCCCCCATCTTACGGAAGCCATAGAGACTTCCTCAGGTGGGTAGTTCTTGTTGTCACTAGAGACGAGGATCGTGCCATCGGTTCTCGCTGATAGGCGCTTAACGAATACAGCACCGTGCATCACGAAAACATAAATACCAAACAGCTGATCAGTTCTTCTGGTATCTATTACCATAGCATCGCCACTATTAATGGTCGGAGACATGCTGTCTCCAACAGCATGCATTACTATAGTATCTTTGGCTACACACTTAGCCATCTCTAATACGGCTCTAAATATTGGCATATAAATTGGCTTTTCTTGATCACAGTCAAGTCTACCAAAACCGGCAGAGGCGTCTATATCAAAATATCTGACATTCAGTGTGCTTTGGTCAGGAATAATTTCGACGTTAGAGAAATCTGATGAAGCCGTCTCCAAAGCAGATGGACCAGCCCCTTCAGCCAACCATGACAGTGAAACACCGCAGGCTCTAGCGATTGCTATCATCGCCCCCGCCTTCATCTCACGGCCAGCAATATAGCGATTTAGAGTGCCAAGAGGAATTCCGGATTTGGAAGCGACGAGTGCATTTCCGCCAGCCTCCTGCACGGCATGACGCAGCCTCTCTGATCTGGCTTTTATCTGCGGATCTACATCTTCCTGACCGAAACCGTACTTTCTAGGCTCTCTTTCCACGGTATTTTCGATTTCCTTTGTCATGACAAAGAGAATCCCGATATCGAAACTTGTCCGTAAAAAACTGGAACCGAAATGCCTTTATGAATTGACATACGGTTATTCATAGTGCAATGCTCCGGGGTAATGACACGGGGGAAAGCCCCGTGTTGTTGGACAAAAAAGAGAGTCGGTGGGGGCCGACTCAGTCAGAGGAGAATGCCATTATGGCACGAAAGCCGTGCGGAATGCACGTTGAGGATATTAAATCCGAGATTAGAAAGCGGTTTGGTTCCCTCTCTGGGGTATCCAAACAGATCGGATTGGCCAGAAACGGCATTAGCAACATTCTTTCCCAGCCTGGTTATTCCATTTCTGGAGAAAAGAAGGTGGCTAAGCTTCTTGGGCGTGAGCCATATGAAATCTGGCCAGATCGGTATCATGCTGACGGCACTCCTGTGTCTCGGGTTGTTGATCGGCAACCTACCAGCACGGTCCCTGCTGATCTCCGTCAAAACGGAGTGGCAGCATGAACGTCAAAAAAGTCAAACTGGCCGACATTGATCCGCGCATTGATGGGCGTATCCGCCCTGTGGATGAAAGCCATGCAGAAATCATTGCCCAAGCGTTTGAGGAGCATGGTCAGGAAACGGCTATCGTGGTCCGTTACGGCAGCGGTGCTGAGGGTGCGCCCAAGTATATTCTGGTCTCTGGGGCGCATCGTCTGCGGGCTGCTGAGATTGCCAAATGGGATAGCATTGATGCTTCCATCACGAAGCTGAATGCGGATGAGGCTCGGCTACAGGAAATTGACGAAAACCTCATCCGCCAGGAACTGGACGTCCTGTCTCGGGCTCGTTGTTTGTACGAGCGCAAGGAACTCTACCTTAAACTGCACCCTGAAACCAAGCTTGGTGTGAACCAGCATTCAGGAATTGCAACGGTTGCAAACCCTGCTCCGCGTTTCGCCCTGGACGCAGCTGCCCGTATGGGCGTGAGTGAACGCACCGTGCATGCCTATGTCTCCCTCTACAAAAACCTGCAGCCGGAAACGGTAAAGATACTGCAGAAAACGACGCTGGCAGATGATCGGCAGGAATTGATCTACATTGGTTCCATTGCGGAGCCAGTGCTTCAGGTTTCCACAGTCAAAGAAGCGATTTTCAAGGGTAAAAAGCCTTCTGAACTAAAGGAAGAGCCTGTTCGCCTTTCGGGCGATGCGCTTTGGCTGAGCCTGGGGAAAAAAGAAGCCTCCCGTGTCATGAAGATGGAAGTCCCGGCGCGCCGTGTGTTCCTTGATGAACTTGCAAAGGCCGGTGTGATCCGTCCTGAGCAGATCGTGGAGGCAGCATGAGCGGGGTGAGAATAAATGAACGCGATCTAGCTGCTGAGATCGGGAAAATCATACGACGTGAACGGCTGAAGCGGCAATGGACCGTTGAGCGGCTTGTTGTCGAAAGTGAACGCGATCGGAACACGATCATGCGCATTGAGAGTGGTGCAATTTGCTCCCGCCTTCCCGTCCTGATGGATCTGTTGTGGGCACTGGATTGTGAGCAGGATGTGTTTCTAGAAATTGTAGCTGCGGATGCTGCGCTGCGCATGCCGCATGTAGTGGCGGAGGCAGCATGAGCAAAACAGACACGCGCCAGCTTTCTTTGCTGGATTGGGAGCCCCCTGTGATCATCACCGGGTATGACCCGATGCAGGTTCGGGGCAATTCGTTCGGCTTCCGCCTTAGCCGTGCCATTTCCGTGACGCTGGAAGAGTGCGGAAAACCGCGTGGCGACGTGGCGGAGCGCATGTCCGATATTCTGGGCCGGACTGTTACTATGAACATGTTAAACGCCTATGCGTCTGGCCAGAGGGAAGATCATCAGATCAGCGTTCCTCGCTTTGATGCCCTGATTGGGGCAACCCAAGACAGGCGACTGCTGGAATTTCTGGCAGAGGGGCGAGGATGGGCTGTGATTGATCGTGGATATCTGCCGATGATCGAAATGGCGGCAGTTGCTGAGCAGCGCAAAAAGTTAGCGCGCATTGAGAGTGGACTACGGCGTCAGATTGGAGGCCGGTTCTGATGGACAAAGATCATGCTTACGCGTGAATGGGCAACGCTGCCTGAAATGGCGACGCTTGGGCTGCCTGGAATACCAGACGAACGGGCTCTTCAGATCAGAGCGCAGAAGAACCAGTGGAACAGACCGGAATGGCGCAACAAGGTGTGGCGCAAGCGGAACGTTGCCGGGGGCGGAATTGAATATTCTTTTCGGGTTCTTGATCGCGCTGCGCAGCTCGTGTGGATGCACAAGTTTCTCGAAATCAGCGAAGGAGATGAAAAGTCATCCGTGTCTGATGATGATCATCGCTATGATGCGGAATGGAAAGCATATGAGGAAGCAACTGAGAAGGCAAAATCCAAGGCTCTAAAGGTGCTCGTCTATCTCGATCGGATCAATCGTCTGGTGGCCGCTGGCCTTACAAATGAGGAGGCCATTCACGAGGTCCGTATGGATGCTTGTCTGTCTCGCACGACAATACAGAATTGGCGGCGACGGGTTAAGAATGTGCCCAGAAACCATTGGCTGCCAATGTTGGTTGATCAACACAAGGGAAACAAAAAGAAGCGTGCAGCGTGCGATGAACAGGCGCTGGACGCGTTCAAATCCCTATGGCTGCGCCCGGAAAAGCCTACATTTGAAAAGTGCTATCGTGATCTGGTGAAAATGGCAGAAGAACACGGCTGGGTTATTCCGAGCATCAACACGCTGAAGCGGCGCGTGAAAGAGTTGCCGCAAATGGTGGTGACTATGGCACGTGCCGGGAAAGATGCCGCCAAGCAGATGATCCCTGCTCAGGAACGTGACCGGACTGCACTGCATGCTTTGCAGGCGGTCAATGCAGACGGCCATAAATGGGATATCTTTGTCCTGTGGCCTGACGGGACTGTTGCGCGTCCGATCATGGCGGCATGGCAGGATCTGTATTCCAATATGATCTTGTCCTGGCGTATCGACCGATCTGAAAACACTGACCTGATCCAGCTTGCTTTTGGCGACATGGTGGAAAAATGGGGCATCCCGGAAGCCGCCTATCTGGATAACGGGCGGGCATTTGCCTCCAAGCGCCTGACAGGCGGTAGCAAGACGCGCTTCCGCTTCAAAGTGAAGGAGAATGAGGTCAACGGGGTGATGACCATTCTGGGCGTTAAAACCCACTGGACCACACCTTATTCCGGGCAGTCGAAACCGATTGAACGATCTTTCCGGGACCTCGAGGAAAACATTGCAAAGGATGTCCGGTTTTCGGGGGCGTATGTGGGTAACAACCCACTAGCCAAACCCGAGAACTATGGCAGCAAGGCGATCCCTCTTGATGAATTCTTAAAGGTCATTTCAGAGGGGATTAAGGAGCACAACAATCGCACAGGCCGGAACACATTGGTCTGCGGTGGAAAGAAGAGCTTCTACCAGGCTTTTTCCGAAAGCATGGCAATTCATGCTCCCAGAAAGGCGACTTCTGCCCAACGGCATCTGTGGCTGAAGGCTGCGGAAAACGTGACGACAAACAAGAAGGACGGCTCTATCCGCTTTATGCGGAACCGCTATTTTGCGGACTTTCTGCATGAGCATCTGGGGCAGCCTGTTGTAGTCCGTTATGACCCGCAGGATCTGCATGCCGATCTGCATGTTTACGACGCCAAGGGATCGTTCCTTGGGAATGCGCCAATTATCGAGCGGACAGGCTTTACGGATACAGAAGCTGCGACGACCACTGCGCGTAGCAAACGCCAGATCCTGCGGGCACGTAAACAGATACTGGATGCGGAACGCACCATGACGCCGCAGCAACTGGCGGACATGATGCCAGCAATCCCTGACGACGAAGAGGACAGTATTGAAAGCAAGGTTGTCAGGCCGTTCCGGCCCGGGCCGATCACCCATGGCAATGCAGCTGTGGCGCTTGATCCTGCTTATCTGGAGGAACACGACGATGAAGAGGTCTCCACAGTAGTAAAACTTCGCCAGTTTATGCGCGAACAGAACTGAATACTTTCTAAAAGGCCAGTAAATTATGTCTGAAACAGAAAATGGCATCGCCCATCTGGGCGATGAACGGGCGAACTCGGTCTCTGAAACGCTGCGGACACGGGTCCGGGCGCAGATGGAGACAGATGCTCTTTCTATCCGTGCTGCCTCAGATCAGTCTGGAGTTGGTTATTCCACTCTTTCTGCCTGGTTGAATGGAACTTACACAGGAAACCACAAGCAGCAGGAAGAAAAAATAGAGAAATGGCTGAATAGTTGCCGGACAAGCACGCACGTCCGCAAGGCTATGCCACAGGAACCGGGGTTTCTTGAAACGCCATCATCCCAGATCTGGCTGAGTGTGTTTGAATATGCTCAAGCCGGCCCAGATATCGGGCTGATCACTGGCAATGCCGGTGTCGGTAAAACGATGTCGGCTGAAAAATACCAGAAAGAAACACCCAACGTCTGGTTAATGACGGCGGACAGTTCCATGCGCTCTCCTACAGCTATCTTGCGGGAACTGACGGAATTGCTTGACGCCAATGAAAAGAGGGGGCCGCGTATGATGGCATCTGTCATTCAGCGTGTGCGCGGAACGCGTGGGCTGATCATTGTGGATGAAGCGCAGAACCTCACCACGGAAGCAATTGACTTGCTGCGAACCATATTTGACCGAGGCCGTATTGGTCTGGTGTTTATGGGGAACGAGCCCTTGAAAGGCAGGATTGAAGGCATGGGTCGCCAGAGCTCCCATGCGCAGATATTCAGCCGTGTTGGTATGCGGAAAAACCGGCTTAATCCGCTCGTAAAGGATGTGCTTCAGGTGCTCGACGCATGGGGCATTACTGATAGTAATCTGCGCAAAATGGGCCGCTGGATTGCCATGCAGGCTGGTGGGTTGCGGACGCTAAACAAGACACTGCGATACGCATTCATGCTGGTTGGATCGGATAACCGGGAGGAATTGGCAGAGGCCGACCTCAAAGCATCATGGAAAGAACTTACCGGCACCGAACTGCCAACTTTTGCAGGGCGGGAGTAATCGGCCATGGCTAAGAAGCAAAATGATCAGGCACCTGCCCACTCTGAAGACGAGATTTCAGAACTGTTTAACCAGGTCACTGACGTGGTTGCCGTTCAGGTGCAGATGGGGCCGGAAAGCAGGCAGCTTATCAGAGACTTTCTGATTGGGTTGGATGAAAACCTTACTGTGGCAGACGTGAAGTCTGCCCTGGAGGCGGACTGGTCATGATCATCCAGATTACTCCCGGTATGAAAACCATCATCTGGCTCGCCCACAAATATGGGGCGGTGAAACTGCGGTCACGTTCCGTACGGTTGACCTGGGAACCCGGTGAAGGGTGCGCTCTGATTGATACAACCACATACCAGACTGACACTATGCAAAAGCGCGGCTTTATCGTGCTTCAGGATGGTTCTGACGACACATTTATCCTTACGGAATTAGGGAGGGTTAAGGCGACAGCAATGTGGTTTGAGCCCCCACGCTTGCAAGAATGTCGGCGTAAATCTGGGTTGTTCTGGATCAGTGACGAGCAAATGCAGTGGCTAAAACCGTGGCTGCCCACCCGTTTTCACCATCTGCGAAATGATGACCGTAAACTTCTCAGCGGGATTGTTCATGCCTTGCGCGAAAATCTCAGCTTCCGTCAGGTTTCCGGCGAAAAATATGGGGCTGAGTTGGCATTGCACGGTCGCTGGGCACAATGGTGCATTTCTGGGACGATGGATGCTGTCCTGGGGCATTTGTTTGAGCGTGACGGCGAGAATATTCGGCTGGTTGTGACGACAGAGATGCTGCTGCGGCACCGGAAAGGCTCCGGTGCAATAGCCAGAGGTGAATTGCCGACCTTCTCCCCACTTCCTGACTTGGAGGCAGCTTGATGTCTATTCTTGAAATGCCGAACCCTTCTGAGGTGCTGCGGGCCGTTGTTGAGGGCAGCGTCTATAGCCAGCCTGACCGTTTCACGCCGCTGTTGCATGATATCCGGTCTCTGTTGCGCTCTCTTGGTGGAGACGTGACGGCAGGCAGTTTGGCGCACACGGTTCGCCAAGGCGTCTATTTCCTGCGCACGGCCCATCAACGGCGTGATCTGATGGCGGAGTTTTTTGAAAGCTACCCCCAAGCAATGACCGCGACCGAAATCCTTAAAACCATGGAGAATGTGTGATGCACGCAGCGACAGAAATCATTGCGACAGCCCGATCTCTTCGCGAAACAGCGCGCCTGTCTCGGGCTAGTGGGCCGTCTAGCCCAACAGACAACGCCTCCATGTGCGACTGGATGGAGCAGCAGGCGTCACGCCTGGAAGGTGCGCTAACACTGCTTGATGGGGTTGGGCATTCGTTCGGGCCGACCATCATTGATGCGGAATACACAGAGATACGGGCATGAGTGCCCGTATTGCAAAAGATGAGCTGATGACGGCGTGGGTGCATGGATCGGGGCGAATTGAATTTCGCCCTGGTGTTGGGTTTCCTGACGGCATGCTTCCGCTGTGCTGCGGCACACGAGACGCAATCCGCACAGCACTGAAAGCGCGCGCCTGGAACGGCCAGTATTACGCCGTGCCAGGGATAACGGACCGGCTTAGCGACCAGCAGGCATACGAGTGTCTGGAAAAACTGCGTGTCAGCCAGACGGGTATCTCGCCAGAGCTGATTTCCTATTACTCCGCAATGAACAGGAGAGACGTATGAGCGGCATCACCATGACCGTTGATGTTTCTGCTGCCCTGTCCGCACTGCGGGCTGGATTGCTCAAATTTATGACCAAAGACCAGCCGTTAGCAAAAGACGCAGCGAAACAGCTGAAAGATAAAGCCGGTCGTCTTAACCTTCGCATCCAGAACTCAGGGAAGCAGCCTGATCTTGGTGCTTTGGCAGACGATGCAGAGGATTTGACCATTCTGGCTCTGTATCTCGCACTGATGCTGCGGGGATACCAGAACGCGCAACATCAAGAAATGCAGGCTGCCAGCGCAGCCACGAAACACTGAGGAAATATCATGGGAATTAACCGCGAAGGTATGGTGAAGACGTGCAGTGGTGAGTGGCCGCGCGCAAAAGTTTCCGCCACCACGTTGCTGGCGAATGACTTTGCTATTGAGCTTGTTCAGGATGCCAAGGCCCTGCATGAACTGATGGCTGAGCAGAAAGCCAGAATGTATGAGAAGGCCGAAAGATATGAGCAGGAACTTCTTGCTCTGTATCGTACCAAGCGCCGGGGAAATTCACGCGGGCAATTCTCCGCAACGAGCATGGATGATTGCTTCCGTGTGGATCTGTCGGTTGCCGATTTCCGCCGTGTCACGTCTGATCTGATTGCGGCCCAGGCATTGATGGGTGAAGTTCTGGATGACCTGATGGATGGGGTTAATCCTGACATCAGACTGCTGCTGGAGGCAGCTTTCGTGCCGGACGAAAAGACCGGGCGTGTCAATGTGGACCGATTGCAGCAGGTGCGGAAAGTCCGGCTGTCTCACCCACGTTGGGAAGATGTACTGGATGCTGTGGCTGCAAGCATTGAGGTGACAAGCAGCAAGTCCTACCTACGATTTTACTGGCGCAAGCACCACAAAGATGACTGGCAGCAGATTGCTCTTCAGTTTTCCAAAATACAGGTTCCGGGAGTGGTGGCATGACCGTGAAGTTTGACGCCACGGATGCGGAAGCGGCAGCGGTCCGCAAGATTGCAAAACGGTATGCGCATTTGGCTCGCACCTATGGAGACACGAGGAAGTATAGAGCCATAAAACTGCACGCCACCATGGATCTTCTGGCAGTCAACGCGAATGGATGCCCGCTTGATTTCATGCGCATGCAGGACGCTGACGATTTTAATCTGTTGCACGACGTGTGCGGCATAGATCGGCACCTTGATCGTGATAGCGGCAAGCTGCTGGATTGCTTTGTGCCACGCTTTGCGAAGCAGGAGATGGTGGCATGAAACAGAAACGCACATCACGCCGTCCTGTGCGGCACGACAGCAACCGTGAGGGCATGGTCCGCAAGCTGCATGTCGGGCGGAAGCAGCTTGGGCTTGAGGATGCTGATTACCGGGCGCTTTTGCAGCGGGTAACCGGAAAGACGTCCTCAACGCAATGCAGTGAGGGAGAGCTAGACCTCGTGCTGAAGGAAATGAAGCGGATCGGGTTCAAGACCTCACGCCCCAGCGGGAAGCCGTGGGTTCGCAAGGTCTATGCGCTATGGGACGAAATGGGGCCGTTACTCCGCACGGGTGGAACACGTGAGGCACTCCGGGCCTACGTGCTGCGCATGACCAAAGTCAGTGCTCCGGAGTTTTTGGATGAACGCACGGCCTGCAAGGTCATTGAGGGGCTGAAGGCGTGGCAGAAGCGACTGGAGGATGGTCGTGTCTGATCAGAAACTCCATGAGCGGCTACGCAAACTGTTGGCTCTATCCAAGTCATCGAACCCTGCTGAGGCTGCGCTGGCGCTGGAAAAGGCGCAGCAGCTGATGGCAGAACTTGGCCTGGATGCTGATGACCTTGAATTGCTGGATATCGAAAGCGAGGATGTGGATGCTTTGCTGAGCACATCTACTGTGCTGCCGCTCTATGTCGCGGGCCTTATCCGCATGGTGACTGACACGATGGGCGTGGACGTTGTTTATACGCCGCGGCTGGGAAGGCTGCATTTCATTGGTAATAAGGCCAAGGCGGAGATTGCCGGATATGCCTACGGTGTCCTTGCCCGGCAACTGCGAAAAGAACGCCAAACCTTCCTCAAAGGACAGTCAAAGCGGTTGAAACGATCAACACGCATTGGCAGGGCAGACCAATATGCAGAAGGTTGGGTTACGGCAGCCAGAAAGAAAGTCTCTGCACTGGCAATTCCAGAAAAGGAGAAAGCCCTCATTGAGGTCTGGAAAGAAAAAAACATGGGTGATCTGGATACGTGCAAGCACCGCAAGGCTAAGGCTGTGAGAGGAAAGGATGACGCATGGCTTAATGGATGGCGGGATGGACAAGAATCCCGTCTGGATCATGGTGTGTCGGGATCTGGGGCCGCTACGGCTTTAGGTCATACCAGGCGGATAGGTGCCGCATGACGAATGGTCAGTCCGCGATACTGTCTAAGTTTAAATTGGGCAGCATTCTGATAAGTCCGATGAGCCAAGTTGATAAGAAAGTTGCCTTGGGTATCCATAGGTTTCGCACCAAGAAACAGGCTGAAAAGTATCTTGAGAAAATACTTGATGCGGCGCTTCGAGACGCATGGAGAGCTGGCGCAGAACATAAACATGACGGTTTTTCTGGTCCGGCATACATTCAGGGATCATATGGTTGGAGAATTGAGAAGGTGATTGAAGAAATTACCCGCCTTGAGATTAATGACAGGCTCAAAAAGCCACGACCTAAAATCTGATTGATGCATTGTGAGGGAGCCGAAAGGCTCCCTTTTTTTATGCGCTGGATACTCGGGACGAAAAACGGTAGAGTGTAAAAGCAGTGTGGCGCTAATCTGATTTTAAGCGCCTCTGAAAAGGCTTTTAAAACACTCCAAAACTGAAAGGCGTCTCTGGTGCAACCCCCATTATCAATCGCGTGGCTTGTTGATGCCGTGGGGGAAGATGCCGCACTGGAGTTTATTGACGGCAATGCGGGCCGTCGCCTTAAAATACCCCGGACCGCAGATGGCAGCCAGTTGGTGGAACTGTATGGCATGGCGTTGGCGCAGGCGTTGGTAGACAGAAATTATGGGAACGACGACTATCAGGTTCCCTTGGTGCGTGGCTGGCGTGCGCATATGTTGGCAAAACGCGGCTGCTGCAATAATGAGATTGCAACACGTCTTGGCACGTCGTGGCGCAATGTGCAGAAGCTGCTGAAGCAGGCTCCGGTTGATCGGTCCAGGCGTGACCGTCATCCTGCTGGGCAACTGGATATTTTCAGCCTGTAAGATGATGGGGGGGCGAACGTTTCCGCCCTGCTTTGATCAGGTGATGGCCCCTAGTGTTGGGGCATGCGAAACAACCTCTCAAAATCGCTGGATTTCACGATGGCTGCCGAAGGGGGCTATCAGTGCAACCGCTCGGACGATGGCAACTGGAGCGGTGGCCGCGTGGGGCGCGGTAATCTGGCTGGCACGAAATACGGCATTTCCGCAGCGCTGATGGCGCTTGTGATGGGTTCGGTCGCCTCTGTGACAGCAACCATCATGCGGCGCGTCACCATTGGTCAGGCGCGCTCTATCGCCACCGAGCGGTTCTGGCAGGTAATGCGCTGCGGCGATCTGCCAGCCGGTGTGGACGTGATGTTGTTTGATTTCGGGTTTAATTCCGGCGCTGAGCGGGCTGTTAAACACCTGCAGACTGTCACGGGTGTTGCGCATGTTGATGGCATTATGGGGCCGGATACACTGTTTGCGGTCGAGAATGCTGCGCTCCATCGCATCGCTCCCTTTATCTCCCGTGATTATGCCGAGCAGTTACAGGCGTGGCTGGGTGTCTCCCCTGACGGGCATATCGGTCCCCTGACCTTGCGGGCCGCTGCAGAGCAGCAGGCTCACGATGTGATGTTGGTCTATGCGCTGGCCTCCCAACAGGAGGCTGCATACCGCAGTTTCAAGCAATTTTCCGTTTTTGGTGATGGTTGGCTGATCCGGCTGGAGGCGCGTGTTGCTATTGCGCACCAGTTTCTGGCCGCGCGTGATGCGCCCGCTGCCGTCGCCTGAAATCAAGTGGACAAGCTTGTCCACTTGATCCGAACAGGCCGGGCGGGCGCGTCTGGTTTGCAATCTGATTGGCGCAGACGCAGCGCTGCATGGGTTTGCAAACGATGCAAACCCTTACGGAAGCACAAGCATGAAACTCGCAAGTTTTCTGCCGTCTCTGTTCGGTCTGCTGGGGAACGTTGGCTCCGCAGCACTGGGCGACAAGATGGCCGCTTACAACACAGCAGCCCAGACTGCGGTCAAAGCCGCTGTGACCAAGGTCGATGATGGTGTTGATCACCTTCAGACCGCGTTCAAAAGCTGGGAAGCCAACAATCCTGTTGCCCAGGAAGCCATTGACGGGACCGTTGGTCTGCTGCGCGATCTGGGTATTGCCGTGCCCAAGGAGGACGTTGTGGTGACACACGTCAAGGCGGCCATTGCTGATCTTGCCGGTATTTTTGTACCTGTGACCAGCACGGCTGCTGTCCCTGCCGCGTCTACCGACACACAGGCAGGCTAAACGGATGACCTGGGAGACCTTGCTGCATGCATTGACTGTAATCGGTGGTTTAGGCGGCGCTGCAGCACTGGTTCTTCTGGGTCGCCACCGCGCCCTGGCAGAAAGCCATAACAAGCTGGCTGCTTCCTGCAACAGCCTGACAGCGCGTGTTGTGGTTCTTGAGGCCACTCTCCCCGAGGTCCGGGAGCAATCCATGATGCTGTCCCAAGTCAAGCACACGCTCGACCTGGTGCAGCGTGATGGGAAGAATAACAACGAACTGCTGCACACGATCATTCGTGGGCATCTGGGTGACAAATCATGAAAAATCGTAAGAAGCGCAGTCTTTTTAAGGCTAGAAAGAGCGGTCCTTTCAAGAAAGTTTCGCGTGGTCATTCTGCATATATGCAGGAGCAGATGCTGCTGCGTGCCATGGCCCGTGGTGGTCGCATGTTGAAGGGTGTGCGGTCATGAGCCCTGCAACTGAGATTGCTGCCGACCGGCGGCGGAAGGTTCTGGACGCGCTGGCGCAGATGCGCGATGGCCTGCTTGGTGAAGATCTGATCCTGCGCGTTGTGTGCGATATGGGGCGTGATACGGACCGGACCATTCTGCGTGCAGACCTAGAGTTTTTGCAGCAGCATGGTTGCGTCCGCATCGAAAAGCTTGAAAAGGCCGGCGGAGAATTGTGGCTTGTGAAGCTGACTGATGATGGCTTGCTGGCAGCGCAGGGACATCTGCGCGTTAGTGGTGTTGCGCGTCGGACGGTAGGCTGAGTTATGGCGCGCCCTTCCCACATCATGCGCCTTCCTCCGAACGTGCGGGAAGGCATTACCCGGCTGCGTGAAGCTGGCCAGACGATTGATGAAATTCTCGAATGGCTGATTGAAAAGGGCTTTGTCGATATCAGTCGGTCGTCCGTTGGGCGGCATATCAAACGGGAAGACCAGGTGATGGAGCGGCTACGCCGTTCCAAGGTAATGGCCGATGCTGTTGTGCGGAGTGACGTTGATGCTCCCCCAGACAAACTGGCACGCCTGAACCATAGCCTGATGCACACGGCCATTTTTGATCTGCTGAGTGCGCTGGATGGCGATGATGACGCCATGAAGGAGCTGTTCAAAAATCCCAAGACGATTGAGCAGATTTCACGCGCCCTTTCCAGTCTGTCCAGTAGCGCCAAGACGGATATCGAATACCGGAAGCAGGTTCGGGAGGAAGTTGAGCGCGAAGTTCAGGCGAAGATGCGCAAAGAGACTGAAGAAAAGCTTGGTGACGCTATGAAAAAGCAGGGTCTGAGCAAGGACGTTGCGACTCAGATCAGGCAGAAAGTTTTGGGTATTTCATGAGCCAGAATACGGAAGATCAGGAAAAATGGCCTCTGCTGCCATACCAGCGTGAGGCAAACGAGATGATCATGCGTCACGATGTGACGGTGATTGAGAAATCGCGCCGGATTGGTCTGTCCTGGGGAATCAGTTGGCTGGCGGCTTATGTGGCCTCCTGCGCCCGAGATGCGGGCGGCATGGATGTGTTTTACATGGGCTTTGAAAAGGATATGACCCGCCAGTTTGTCTCTGACACGGCGGATCATGCCAAAATTCTGGAAATTCCGGTTTCAGAACTTGGTGAGACACTCTTCATAGACCCGGAAAACCCTGACAAGGATCTGAAGATTTTCCGGCTTGATTTCGCATCAGGCTATGAAGTTCTGGGGCTGCCCTCTGTTGCCCGCGCGTTTCGATCCAAGCAGGGCCTCGTGATTATCGATGAGGCAGCCTTTATTGATGATCTGGCTGCCGTGCTGAAGGCGGCTTTTGCGTTGCTGATCTGGGGTGGCCGCATTGTGATTGTTTCCAGTCACAATGGCGATGCCAATCCCTTTAACGAACTGGTCACGGAGATCCGTGCTGGGAAGCATCCTGATTACGGTCTGATGCGCATTACCTTTGATGATGCATTGGCGCAGGGTCTGTATAAAACCATCTGCGCCCGGCAGAAAAAGGACTGGTCACAAGCGGCGGAAGCCGAATGGCGGGAGAAAATCATCCGCCAGTATGGCGACGGTGCTGATGAAGAGTTGTTCTGCATTCCGTCTCCCACGACAGGAGCTTATCTGCCTCTGTCTCTGATTGAAGCGCGGCAGACGCCTGAGGCGAAAGTTATCCGGTATTCCTGCAAAGCAGAGTTTGCGCTTTTGCCTCAATATGTGCGCGAAGCTGAAGTCGAGATGTTTTGCGAGGAAGAACTCAAGCCGCTTCTGAACGGGCTTGATGTCCGTGTGCCCCACGCGCTGGGCGAAGATTTTGGGCGCAGTGGCGATCTGACAGTGTTGTGGATACTGGCTATTATGGAAAGCCTGAAGCGGACGACGCCTTTTGTGGTGGAGCTGCGGAATGTGCCGTTCGAGCAGCAGCGGCAGATCCTGTTTTACATTATTGACCGCCTGCCACGTTTCCGCGCCGCCAAGATGGATGCGAGGGGCAATGGTCAGTATCTGGCCGAAGTGGCGGTGCAGAAATATGGCAGCCGGGTTGAGGCGGTCATGCTGTCCGAAGGATGGTATCGGGATAATATGCCACCCCTTAAAGCAGCCTTTGAGGATGGCACGCTTGATATTCCTGCCGACCGGGACATTCAGGATGATCTGCGGGCTTTGAAAATTGTGCGTGGGGTGGCGCGTATTCCTGATGCACGCACCACCGACAAATCTGGAAAGCGCCATGGAGATGCTGCTGTAGCCCTGGCAATGGCGAATGCCGCCAGTCGGGCAGACGTCATGGAGTATGGCTTTACAGCCGTGCCTAATCCCCTGCGCGCGAACACTGATCCGAATGTCAGCGGTGAATGGCCCATTGAGCGTGAATTGATGATGGAGCGGTCTGGCATGCGCGATGCATCCGGCCTGCGTGGGAGTGTGCGGTTATGACCGACGTGCAGTGGATCTGTCTGACCATTCTGGTTGCGTTTATTTTTGCTGGGTCCGCCTGGATTATTTGGGCGGTGTGGCAGGCCAGCCAGAAGAAACAGACCGACGCGGACAGTGATGAAGAAAAGCAGGAAGATGATCTGGTTGTTGCTGTCACCCAGAGGATGGCCCAGGCACAGGCGGATGGCCCGGCTGATGATGCGGCGCTGCAGGCGCGCCTGAAGGCAGGCACGTTGTGATGCTCATGCCCCGATCCATGCGCTTTCTGATGTTCCTGACAGCGCTTGCCCTGGCTGCGCCACTGCTGAGTGGATGCGAGAGTGTGCGCTATAAGACCGTCTGCCCAACGCTGGTGACGTATTCTTTGGATGACCAGACCCAGCTGGCACAGGAACTGGTTGCTGCACCATCCGCCACCATGACGCATCGTGTCGTGCGGGATTACGTTGGGCTGCGCGATCAGGTGCGTGCTTGCCAGGCAGACGGAAAATAATCCATGGCCCTGCTTGACCATACCGGCAAACCCTTTCCCTCCTGGATGCTGCAGGGCAAGCCCGTTGGTGGCGCAAACCTGACGGGATCTCGCTCCGCCATCACCACCATGTCCATGGAATGGGTTGATCCTGCTGCTGTGGGTGAAATGCTGCGGTCTGCCAGTCAGGGAAACAGTCAGGCATGGCAGGAATTTTGTGAGTTAATTGAACAGAAAGACTTGCATTATCTGGGTGTGCTGAGCACCCGCAAGCGCACGGTCAGCCAGTTGCCGATCACGGTTGAAGATGCCGGGCCGTCGCCTGATCAGAAAAAGCAGAGTGAATTCGTTCGCGACTGGATTGCCAAGGGCGTCCTGCAACGCAGCCTGTTTGACATGCTGGATGCGATTGCCAAAGGATTTTCGGTGATGGCGTTGCAGTGGCATCTGGAGGCAGGAAATTACTGGCCGGATAATCTGATCTGGCGACCGCAGCGGTGGTTCGACATCTCGTATCAGGATGGTGAGACCATCATGCTCCGGGACGATGTTGGATCTGGGGTGACGCCGGACATGGCGGGTGCCGTTCCTGAAATGGGGTTTTCTGGGATTCTGGAACGCAGTGCTGTGATTCATCGGCATCAGTCGTGGTCCGGACTGACTATTGATCAGGGGCTGACGCGGGCCATTGCGTTTAACAGCCTCTTCAAACTGTTTTCAAACCGCGATTGGGGCGTGTTTGTGCAGGCATTTGGCATTCCCATCCGTGTGGGAAAGTTCGGACGCGATAGCACCGATGATGACCGTGCCACGCTCTGGCAGGCCATTGTGAGTAGTGCCGGCCAGCTGGGCATCATGATCCCAGAAAGCATGATGCTGGAATTTGTCGAGCCGAAAAATGGCGCGGGCTCAAATGATGTGCATGAGCGACGGTGCAAATGGCTAGACGAGCAGACCAGCAAGGCCGTTCTAGGGCAGACAGGCACCACGGATGCACGCCAGGGCACGCACGCTGCGGCTGCAGTGCATAGGCAGGTGCAGGACGATATTGAACGCGCGGATGCCATGCTAGTAGGGCACACGGTCAACCAGCAGATTGTGCGGCATATGATCGACATGAGCTTTGGTGCGCCCAAGGATGGGAACTATCCTGTGGTGCGCATTGGCCGCCCTGATGAAGCGCCGCTGGCGGATGTGATCAGCGCAGTGCAGAACCTTGGGCCGCAGGGCTTTAAAGTGCGGGCTGATGATCTGTATGGACGCCTGAACCTTCAGCCGCCGGAAGAAGGCGACGTGGTGGTGGGTATGATTGCCCAGCCACAGGTGCCGCAGCCTGCCAGCGATCAGCCTGCCCAGGTGAAGCCGCCGAAGCAGCTGCCGAGCCGTGACCCGGTGCCGACGGTGCATGACCCGCAGGCCGATGATCAGGCGCAGCAGACGTTGGCAGAAACCACTCTGCATACCCGGATTGGCAAGCTGGTGAGCCTGCATGTCCGCGATAATGGTCCGCTCCTGATTGACATGATGACGCAAAGCACCGCGCGTCGCGCCAACACGGCACTCCAAAACATGCGGGATCAGGTCCGGGAGGAGCTAGAAGCCTCATCATCATTGCAGGATTTTGAAAGGCGTCTGGATGTGCTGGACTTGGATGATGATGCCTTTGCGCAGGCGATGACAGAAGCGGTGCTTGTGATGGAGCTGGCTGGACAGGCAGAAGTGTTAGAACAGGTGCGCAATGACGGATGAAGTCATCCGTGGTATTGGCCTCGCCCCATCGGAGGCCATCAGCTTTTTCAGAAAGAAGATCAATATGCCCAGCAAGCGGTGGGGAGAACTGGAAGCGCAGGCACACGGCACCCAGTTTGCTGTGGCAGGCGCAACATCCAAGGCACTTCTGGATGACTTCCGGGTCGCGCTTAACAAGGCGCTGGTGGAAGGGACGACTCTTGCGGAATTCCGGAAGGACTTTGATCGGATCGTTCAGAAGCATGGGTGGAGCTATAACGGCTCACCTGGCTGGCGCTCCGCCATTATCTACGAGACCAATCTGTCCAGTGCCTATGCTGCCGGGCGTTATCGAGAGATGACGACGCCTGAGGCGCTGGATATCTATCCATATTGGCGCTACCGCCACCATGCGTGTGAGCATCCGCGGCCAGCTCACGTGGCATGGGATGGAATGATCCTTCCGGCAGATGACCCATGGTGGAATACGCACTACCCGCCAAATGGCTGGCGCTGCCATTGTACCGTGGAGCCTGTTTCTCGCCGCGATCTTAAACGTTACAACTGGACAGTCAGTGAGGCTCCCCCCCTAGAGGAACGCCCCTGGCGCAATCCGGCTACGGGCAAAACAGTCCTGGTGCCAAAGGGTATTGATCCAGGCTTCCAGAGTAACCCTGGCCGTGATTGGCTTGAGAGCGAAAAGTCACGCGCAACAGTGCGGATGACGCTGGATGCACAGCCAAAAGAAACGATGGCTCCGGCAGAACGTGAGAATTTCCAGAAGAAGCAGGTGCAGGAATTGCTAAAAGTCCGGTCAGGAATGGTCGAGGCAGGCACGGCGTCTGAACCACTGCAGCAGGCACTGAATGTAAAAACGGACAGTGTGAGACTGTCTGATGAAACACTGGGCAAAAATATGGCTGCGCATCCAGAAATCGAACAGGTGGACTACATGCGCCTGCCTATGTTGATTGCTGACCCCGTCGCCATTATTCGGGATAGAAAGCCGACATCTGTTGTGGTGATTTCCAGATATGCAGGCCAGCTATATCGGACGGCCATCAAGCGCACCGTGAACGGGGCTGAGATGTATCTGGATACGTTTTTTAAATTCGGGGTTACGGACGCTCAAAGGCTGGCGAGAAACCGTGGCACTCTTTGGGGCGAGGTTCCTGCTGAATTGTCAGCGAAGGATCAGACTAAAGAGAAGTGATGCACGGGTGGGGCCTGCCAGCGGAACCCCACAATGCACTCCATCGTATAGGTAATCCTCCCTGCTCGGGAGGGCCTTGCGACGTGTTACGGCAGGCAGAATATCACCGTGTCACCGTGCATCACACCTCACAGATACCACAGGACACTTTGAGAGGCGAGAGAAATGGGTGGTGTTTCCGTTCTTGGGTCAACGCAGCAGATCCGCGATGCCCTTGGTCGGGTTGCGGACATTGGCCGTGATCCATCCCGCGTCCTGAGTGCGCTGGGTGCTGGTGTTGTGCGGCATACACAGTGGCGGATTGAGGCCGGAGAGGATCCGCACGGTAAGCGATGGGATAGCTACGCGCCCCTCAACCCTATCTATGCCACCACAAAAGTGGGATCGGGAATCCTTATGGGGCGCGGCGGTATGGGTAGCGGACTGGCGGGGAGTATCACCTCTGCGGTTGAGGGGAACACTCTGGTCTGGGGATCAAAGAAGGTTTACTCCCGTATCCACCAGATGGGCGGCGTCATCCGCCCCAAAGACGCACCACAGCTTTCATTCAAGATGGGGCTGCACGACGATGGAAGTCCACGCTGGTGGCATAGGGGGAGCGTGCTTATTCCTGCTCGTCCGTATCTGGGGTTCACTGAGCAGGACCGCATGTTCTTGATTGAAGAGCTTGAGGATTATCTGGACCGTGCGGTGCGCGGATGATGCCTGCGAGAGGCCGTCCGGTTTTAAAAGGTTCTTAAAAGGGTCTAAAAGGGGTCTGTGTCAGTTTCTGAGCCTTCCGATCTCCGATTACCCATGATGGGGCATAACGCACACCAGCGGGCAAATATGGGAATGGTCTGACTTTGCGGATGGGGCGAACGTTTCCGCCCTGCGAACCCTGTCTGTAATCCGCCACAACAGGGGCATGCCCACTGTAACCTCATTCCATATGGCGCTGCCAGATGGTCCGGACAACAAACCGCCTGAGTGGATACATCTGACGCCCGCTGGCACGTGGGGCGGCAAGGATGGTCGCGGGCCGTTTGTGCTCAAAGATCCTGCTGGCGTGATCAAGCGCTCCATGCATATGGCTGGTGGCAAGCTGGTTGTGGACGAAAACCACAGCACGCATGTCGCTGGACCCAAAGGAGAGTCCACACCAGCCGTTGGTTGGGTGGTCGAACTGGCATCACGCCAGGATGGTATCTGGGGCAAGGTTAACTGGACCAGGCGTGGGGCAGAACTGATGGGCGACAAAGCCTATCGCGGCATATCACCTGCCATCGGGTCAAAGCCGGACGGCACGGTTGAATGGATTGAGGCAGTCAGTCTCACAAATCGCCCCAACTTCGGGGTGACAACTCTACATTCCCAAAATCAGGAGACGAGGATGGACCTCGCACAGCTACGGCGCACGCTCGGTCTATCCGAGACGGCGACGGAAGATGACATTAACGCGGCCATTGCACGCGGTAAGGCAGCGGTGACGCTGCACGCCAGCGTGGCAAAAGCGGTCGGCCTGGACGCGAATGCCACCGATGCGGCGGTGCTTGCTGCCGTGCAGGCCAAGGGCACTGAAGTCAGCACGCATGCTCAGGCTGAGATTGTCACTCTGCAAAGCCAGATGACAGCGGCACAGACCACAATTGAAGGCCTCAAAAAGCAGCTTTCGCAAAAAGATGCTGAAACATGGGTCAAGGAATTGGGCCGCACGAAGGTGGTCACTGAGGACATGGGCGCGACGCTTGTGACGCTGCACATGCAGGACAGCAGCATGGCCCAGAAAATTGCCGAAGGTCTGGCTCCTGTGCCGTCCAGCAAACTCTCGCTGCACACTCAGCAGAAGCCTGCCAAGAGCACGCCGTCTGGCAGTGGCACGGAAGAGTCACGGTTTGATTTCACCGACGAGGAAATCAAAGGCTACGTGGGGGATGAACGCTGATGCTGACGACCGATCGGGTTCTTGACCAGAAACAGTGCTCCACAGGACCGGTTTTTGGTGGCTCAGTTGCGAATGGCTTTGCCGTCAAGAAGGGCTCCATTGCCGGGATCTGTCAGGACGGCACCATTGTCCCTGCGGGCACCGCCAATCCCCCCACGCCCATTGTGGCCATTGGCGGCATCTGTGATCACGGTCAGGACAATACAGGCACCAGCAATACCTACGGCGCAACCACGGGTCCCGGCCCAGTGGACATGCTGAACGGCTGCTGGGCGCTTCCCTTCGACACTGCGCCTACGTGGGCGGACAAGGGCAAGCCTGTCTACGCCGTGGATGACGAAACCGTCTCCCTGACCGAAACGCCGGACGGCGGAACGGCGCGCCTGCAGGTTGGAACACTGGCGGGCCTTGAAACCAACGGCACGCCTTACGTGCTTATCCCCTGAGGAAAAGATGGATATTACATCAGCCAATATTGCTGCGCTGACGACTGATATTAACACTCAGTTCAACCGGTTTTTGCAGCTTGCTCCCGCAGTCAGTGCGCCGCTTGTGATGGAAATGCCATCCAAAAGCGCAGCCAATTTCTACCCGGATCTGACAGATTTCCCCGGCATGCGGGAATGGGTCGGCTCACGTGTCATCCATCGGATGAAAAACGGTGCGTTTGTCATCCCGAACAAAACGTTTGAGGGCACGATTGCGATCAAGCGGGAACATCTGGAGGATGATCTCTTTGGGATCTACAAGCCTTTTATTGCCCAGCTTGGCAAAGAGGCGACAAACCTGCCGGAGAAGCTTGTCTTCCAGCTGCTCAATGGTGCCACCAAGATCAAGGGCATAGACGGCCAGTATTACTTTGATGCTGACCATGTGACCTACGACGAAAATGGCACTGAAAAGTCCTACGCGAACATTGCAACCCCTCTGGAGGGTGAGCAGGCTGCCCCAGCTTGGTATCTGTTCAAGTGCGATGATCCACTCAAGCCGCTGATCTACCAGAAGCGTCGCCCTTACGTCATTACCGCCAGAACGAAGCTGACGGATGACAACGTGTTTTCTGACAAGGAATTCATCTGGGGTGCCGATGGGCGGTCTGCTGCGGGCTGCGGCATGTATCAGTTTGCCTACCGCTCCACCCGTCCGCTGACCATCGACAGTCTGGCAGATGCCATGGCTGCCATGGCCGAACAGCGGCGGAGCGATGGTGAGCCTTACGGCATTGAGCCAACACATCTGTTTGTGCCGACCGTGCTGCGCAAGACGGCAAATGCGGTTGTGAAAGGCGGCATGGTTCCGGTTCTGGCCCCTGACGGCAAGACCTGGTTGCCGGGCACGAACCCCGTTGAAGACAGTGTGAAGCTGGTCATCACGTCCCGGTTGAGCAGCAAGGTTGGAGCATAAGGCTATGGCACCGCGTTCTAAAAACACACATGCTGAAAAAGATGCAGTGTCTACACTGGACATCCCCGTGGCGGATGATGCCCCTGTCCAGGGCATCCAGGAGCAGCCTGAAACTCTGACTGCTTCTGTCGAAGGTGCAGATCAGTCAGAGCGTCTGCTGGCGGGAGATGCTTTTTCCAGTGATCGTATGGAAACCGCCGTTCCCGACGCTCGGGGCTCGGTAATTGTTGATCCGGAGCGGTCCAGAGCCGAGGAAGATGCCAAAGTGGCCTTTGAACGGGCCGTGCTCATCACATCAAACGGGCATGACTGCGTTGTGCGTCCTGGTGAAATCATTGTTGTCTGTCGTGATCCCGGCTTCCGCCGCGCGGGCATTGAACATCCTGCAATGCGTGTCTACCGCCGCTACGAGCTGAGCAAGAAACAGCTTGGGCTGATGCGGGCCGAGCCTCTGCTCGAAATTATCGAGGTCGGCTGAGCCATGGCTTACGCCACCGTGCAGGACATGATTGAGCGGTTTGGGGAACGTGCGTTGATTGATGCAACGCGTACGCTCAACCAGGACCGTGATGTCATGGACGTGATCAAGATTAACGGTGTGCTTGAGCGTGCCTCTGCCGCGGTGGATAGCTATCTGCAGCGGCGCTATGCGGTGCCGGTCCGTCCTGTCCAGTTGCCGGTGGTGGATGCGACCTGTGCTCTGGCACGGTATGCGCTGTGCCAGTTGGATGATAGCGAGCCAGCGCTGCAGATCCAGACGGGCCGCAAAGATGCCCTGAAATGGCTCTCTGATATCGGCTCTGGTGCTGCCACGCTGGACGCCACGGCTGTGCCCGACAAGAGCGATACGTGGTCCCGCTTTCAGGCGCGTCCGACCTCCATTCGGGGGGATGGCCTGTGGTAGCGCGCCAGTTTTCTGATGATCAGTATCCAAATTTTCTGGATGGCAATGTTCTGAAAGTTGCCTTCGTCGGCATCATGCAGAAATTGACTGAGGCTTTCGATCCAGACGGATATTCGCACTGTGTCCTGCCGCCCTCTCCGCAGGTGTCAACGTGGAAGCGCATTCAATCGGGAAAGTCCTGTGTTGCCATGACGTTTGGCGGATGGGTTCCTGAAGCCAAAAATGGCCAGACCTTTCGTGGCACGCTGGTTTTTTCGGTTTTCCTGCTGATCAAGCATAGACGCGTTGATGATCTGTGGCTGGGCAACAATGAGCTTTGGGGCTTCGGGACGCTTGGTCTGATTGCCCAGGCGATAGGTTATCTTCATGGCGAGGCGGTGCCTGGTCTGGATGCAACGATGCGCGTGACGCGCCAGATATGCCCGGCAGGGATTGACTGGCTGGATGAGAAATCTGCGCTGGCTGAACTGGAAATCCAGATTGAGGGCGTGGGGCTGGATACGGACGTTTTTACTGACAAACTGCCAGATTTCCTGCGGTTGGCTGAAATATGGACCGTGGATGGGAGCACCCAGCCACAGGCAATTTTGAATGTGAGGGAAAACGCATGACCGTGCGTGTAACTGTGGCCAAGGGGCGCGTTGTGCGTGACCAACATGGCCGGAAATGCCCGGACGGGGAGTTTCCCGTCGATGAAAAAGATTTTTTCTGGAGCGCGCATATTCGCAGCGGGGATCTGGAACTGGTGAAGCCCAAGGTATCTGACACGGCTGCAGCGGTGCCGGAGCCCAGCAATAAGGTGGCCGTGAAATGACCATTACTGTTGATCAGGTTCCCGCTGGCTGGAAGGTGCCGGGTAGTTACACCCAGGTGAGCGGCTTAAAGAGCAGCACCAGTCTGACAGGCATGCCGCTCAAAGTTTTGCTGATTGGTGTTCTGGGGGAAAACGGCAGTGGAATGCCTCTGACTGTTTACCCATACATCACTGCATCGCAGGCGGCGGCATTGGCGGGAGCTGGTAGTGCTGCCGCCAATATGGTTGCAGCCTTTCGGACTGACGCACCTTATACTGCTGCTGACCTTATTCTGGTCTCTCCTGCCAGCGGGGCTGCCTCTGCCGTATGGACAATTACGCCCTCGGGTCCTGCAAAGGCATCAGGCACGGTGGCGCTTGAAGTCAATGGCTATCGTGTCCCGGCGACTGTGACCAGTGGCATGACGGTTGTGCAGATTGGAGCCGCTCTTGCTGACGCCTGGACCGATGCGCTTTCTGTCTCCACCGGCTGTGCTCTGGTTGTTGATGCCACCACCGGCATCCTGACGCTGACAGCCACTGACAAAGGGGCCTGGACGAACGATATCGACGTGCGGGAAAGCAGCCGCTACGGCGACGGTGTTTCTGGTGCCGCATTGGCAATTGTGCAGGCGACGCAGGGCGCGGGTGTGCCTGATGTGACGCCTGCGCTGACAACGGTCAGCCGCACATGGTACACTGATATCGCATGGATTACGGCAGACCAGCCAAACCTGTCTGTGTTTGCAACGGAAACGGCGCGCCGATTCAATGCCATGGTTAAGCTGGATACGCATGTCTATCTGGGTATGCGGGGCACATATGGGCAGGCATTGGCCCTTTCCGAAACCCAGAACTCAAAGTTTGTCAGTATTCTGCCTGCCAATCGCGCACGGTTTTCCCCGTGGGAGGCTGCGGGATCGTTATGTGCTGTTGCTTCAGCTGCTCTTAATACAGATCCGGCGCGCCAGTTGCGTACGTTGGCTCTGACCGCACTTGCCGGGCGGGGTCCTGATGATGCGGACGATTACGACGACGACACACGCAACGTCCTACTCAATAACGGTATGAGCACGTTCAATGTGCAGCAGGGTGGCGCGGTTGAACTGGAGCGGGTTGTGACCACCAATCTGGTGGATGACACCGGCACCAAGGATGACACCTGGACGGACATCATGTCTCCCAAAGTGGCATCCCGTGTGCGGTATGAGTTTAACGCTTTCATCACCACCACATATCCGCGTGCAAAACTGGCTGATGATGGATCGCGATTGGCAAAGGTGAGTGCGGCAAATGTCGTGACGCCATCAACGCTACAGCTTTCATGGGTTGGGCAGTCCACCATCTATGCGGATTACGGCTGGATTGATGACGTGGATACGCTGAGCCCGCAGGCTGTATTTGAGCGCGATACGACAGATCGGAACCGTGTGAATTCCAGCCTGATCATCAACCGTATGGGGAGCCTGATGGTCGTGGCCAACTCCCTCGAATTGCAGGTGTAATATGGCCAAAACCGTAGGCATTATAGAGATCTGGTGGAAAGGCGTTCAGTATGAATGCGTGACTGGCAGTACAATCAAATTGCCAGGTTACAAAAACAACACGCAGGTGACCGGCAGCACCGTGCAGCGTTACCAGAGCTTTGCCGCAGGCGAAGTGAAAGCAACGCCGGTGCTGAAAAAAGGCATGAAGCTGAGTGCATTCACCGCAGATGATGAAGGCGAGCTTCAGGTGCGGTGTGATACCGGGCAGTCTTTCGTGATGCCGGACGCGTTTATCCTCGATAACCCCACACTGTCCGACCAGGGCGGCAAAGCGCCGGTGACCTGGAATGCGGGCCTGTTTCAGGAAATTGTAAGCTGGTGAGCGATACTTCCAAACTGACCAAAAAAGACCCTTTGGCTGATCCCCGGGTCACGAAAAATGATGACGGCTCTTACACCGTGCAGCTGACGCAATCAGTGCAACTGATCAAGGATGAGCCGCCGCTGACATCTGTCACATTAGGGCGGGTCAAAGGCCGTTCCATGGTGTCCATGCTGGATGCCACAGGAGAAGGGTCGCGCCTGGAAAAGCTGCTGCTTGCGTCTGCCGATCTTGTGGGGCCGAAAGGCGAAGCATTCATGGATAACGTGGAAGCGTCTGACTTCCTGCTCCTGATCGGTGTAGCCAGCACTTTTTTGGCGAGTGGCCAGACGACTGGCCAGTAATTCTGGCTGCCATTGGCAGTGAGATGGGCTTTTCGGAAGCCGAACTTCTGGACATGACGCCCAGGCGGGTTGCGTTCTGGGCTGTGGCGCTTGGCAAGCTGGCTGAGCGCCGCGCAGACGCAATACGACAGACGCAAAATGGCTGATGATCTGAGAGCAAAATTTGAACTGGATTTTGCTGTTGGGTCATCTGAGCCGCTACAGGCAATTCAGGGTGTCCTGGAGCGCATTGATGTTGCGCTCAACCGCCTGCGAGAGGTTACCAATCCTTTTGAGGGTCTGACCGAGCCAGTGGCCCGTGCCACGCGGGCCACTACTGAACTTAATGAAACACTGACACGCACGACCGGAGCCACCGAGGCTGCGGCTGAAGGCACAACAGCACTTGCTGAAACCCTGACGCGGGCGACAGCCACGACATCTGAAGTGACGGAGAGCGTCACGGCTATGAATGGGGTGCTGGAAGCAACCGGTGCCGCTACAGCAGAGGCTGCCAATGGGCTGGGGCGGATGGGCACGGAAGCAGAAGCGTCTGCCGCGCGTGTCAGCACCGCCATGGAACGGGCGCAGGCTGCGTATCGGGCAGGCTCAGAAATGGCGAGAATGCCTTCGTTACCAAGCAGCCCTGAAGGCGGAGACTATTTTGATCGCGTTCGGGGCGCTGGCCAGCATTTCATGCAGTCTGGCGAGCATGCCATGCATTCCGCCATGGGAGCGGCAATGACTGGCATGGCGTTTGTGGCTCCTGTTCACGCCGCTGCCGAATATGACAATGACCTGACACACATCGGCATTACGCTTGGTGTGCCTACTGCCCAAAATCCTGACTTTGCCCGCGACCTCGGGCGGAGAATTGATGCGATAGCGAGAGCCACTGGACAGCGCAGCACGGATCTTGTTGGGGCAGCCTCCTTCCTGTCCATGGAAGGATTTAAGCTGCCGCAGATCATGTCCATGGTTCCCGCTGTGGCAAAAATTTCGACTGGCTATAATGCTGACCCTGAAGCTGTTGCCAAAACAGCGTTTACCCTCAATCACAGCATGCATATTTCTGATCAGGATATGCCGCGTGCCCTGGCCATGGTTGCGCGTGTGGGTAAAGAGTCAGCATTGCCAATGGAAAAGCTGGCATCTCTCTTCCCCGAAGTTGCTGCTCAGGGGTCTTTTCTAGGCGTCACCGGCATGCAGGGTGTACGCGATATGGCAGCAATGACCGCCGTTATCCGTAAAAGTGTAGGGTCTGAAGGGCAAGCGACGACCAATCTACGTGCCATGATGCAGACACTGACCACGCAGCATGGACGCCAGCGTTTTTCCAAGGTGCTGGGTGTTGATGTTGAAAAGGTCATGAACAATGCGGTTGATCAAGGCTTAGACCCGCTTGAGGCTATTTTAGAAAAAATCCGGCGCACTGGCGATATGCGCACACAGGCGCATTACATCTCCCAGTTGTTCAATAATGAGCAGGATCAGGCGGGTGTTGCGGCCATTCTGAAAAATCTGCCTGAGTATTTTCGTATTCGTGGCCGGATCGGAAATACCTCTTCTAAAATGATTGATGAAGATTTTGATGCGGGCCTTAAATCCACATTGATCAGACTTCATGCATTTGAGGATGCTCTTGGGCAGGTTGAGCGCCGTATTGGCACCGCGTTTGTGCCGATCATGAATATTGGCACCAAGGCTCTCCATGGTCTGGCTAATGGATTTGACTGGCTGGATAAACACATACCCGGCGCAACTACGGGTGTATTGGCGGCTGTGGGCACGTTCCTTCTGCTATCCACGACCGTGGGTGCCATAGGTGCAATTGCCATCCCCTTCACGGCGGCATTCGGGCTGGTGGCAGCTGTTTTGGGAACCACAACGTTAGCGGCGGCGGGGGTAGTTGCAGGAGTAGCGGCTGTCGGAGCCGGTGTCGTGGCCGCAGGCATTGTCATCTATAAAAACTGGGGCACGATTAAAGGCTATTTTACAGCTTTTGGAGCATGGGTGACTGGGTGGGCATCCTCGATAGGCTCAGCAATCAGCCACGCTTTCGAAGGTATATTCTCAAAGCCTCTGGCGACATTGCATGCGGTGGATCAGTGGTTTGATCACTCATCCATTGGTCAGGCCATGGACAAATGGCTGGCGCATCCGGCTGTGCCAGCGGCGGTTCCGGCTGCCCCTGGTGCGCAGGCTGGTGAGGCAGGTGGCGGACAGTTTGGGCTGCATGTGAGCCACGATCCGGGAGTGCAGGTACGGCAGACATCCGGGCCGCGCGGGCTGGTTAGCATATCGCCTGACCGTGGGCGCATGGTGGCCCAGCCATGAGCGGGGCTCTTTCCGGGCTGACCTCTCTTTCCGGCCTTGGCGCCGGGTCTCTGGGTAGCCAGACCAATGTGCTGGGTGGCCTGCTTGGCGGGGCCGTGGGGAGTGCGCTGTCTGTTGCGGCGTGGCGGGGCGTGACGTTCTGGATGCCTAATTCGCAGGACGAGGCCGGACGGCGTGTCCTGCAGGTGTGGTTCCCAGGGCGTGATGACTACCGGGCGCAGGATTTCGGCTCCCTAGACGGGATGATCCGTGTTTCCGGGCTGATCATTGGCGATGATTATGTGATCCGTGCGCAACGGATGCGGACCGCGCTGATGCAGGCCGGTGCCGGGACGCTGGTGCATCCGTGGTGGGGTGCGATCCAGTGCCGTCTGATGCAGACGGGCACGATCTCCTTTGCGGACGGCGAGATCCGCATGGCGCGGTTTCAGGCCACGTTTGTGCGGGTGCCTGTGCAGTCCACCAGCAAGGGGCTGTTTGCTGATATTGAGGACACGCTGACCAGCGTGTTGACGCAAGCGGACGCCCTGGTTGATCAGGCCGTGCTGACCTGCCGGTCTGTGCTCTCCACGCTGACATTGCCGCTTGCCCTGGTAAGCGCCGTCTCCAGCACCATTGGCGTGACGCAGGGCGTGTGGGATGCCGCGACCGGATCAACGGCTGCTCTGCCGGTGCGCACGGCTGCTGCTGCACCGCTGGCCGCTCTATCGGCTGGCGTGCCGGTGCCGGTTGCCAACAGTGACACCAGTTACGCGGACAGTGTCGCCACGGTGCTGTCAGGCGTGCCTGCCGCCGTGGCTCAGGCAGTCTCTCCCACCGCATCCGCCGCCATTGCGCCTGCGGATGCGGTGAGCGGTGTGGATGCGGATGATATTGATCCTGCCGTTGCCACCACGCTGCTGATGACGGCCACAGAGTCCTTGCGGACCGCTGGGCAGACAGCGGCGGCTCAGGCTGCTGATCCGGCATCCGTGCGCGGGCTGATGATGGCATCCACCCTGGTGACGGCAGCGCAGGCCGTGGCTGCGGCATCCTCTCTGTCCTATACCAGTCAGGACGATGCGCTGACATGGCGCGACCGCCTGCTGGCCATGCTGGACACCCTGATTGATGACATAGAGACGCTGGCTGGCACCGCCGGGGCTGCTGTGCCGATCAGCGGCATGCTGGGAGCCATACGGGACTGCAAAGCCGCCATCACGGCGGATATTTCCGAGCGTCTGGGCCGTCTGCCTGCCGTGATTGCCGTGACTGTGCCGCGCCAGATGAGCGCGTGGCTGGTGGCGTATGCTGTGGCAGGTGACAACACAAGCGAGGTTGAGGAGGTCTGGACGGACATGGTGCAGCGTAACGGCCTGCGCCATCCTGCCGTTACCAGCCCAGGTGTGATCCGTGTGCTGCAACCGGGTGACGTGGCATGAGCGGGAGCACGACCGTCCGTGAGCGGCTGATGACCGTGCAGATTAACGGTCAGACCCTGCGCACATGGAGCGCGTGCGAAGTCGGCCGGGATCTGGCGGATATCGCCGGGGCTTTCCGGATCACCTATCTCGACACAAAGCGGGCCTTTGATGCGCTTGGCGGAGACGCACCCGAGTTTGCGCGGGTGCGTGAGCATGATCCAGTGACCATAAAAATCCGTGGGGAAACCGTGCTGAAGGGCCACGTGGACAACATCCAGTTGCGTATGGCCGACAGCCAGATTGAGGCCATTATATCCGGGCGTGATGTCACGGGAGACATGGTGGATTGCTGCTCCAATCCTACCGGGCCGGGCGAATATCGGCAGATTGATCTGGTGACGGTGGTGGGCAAGCTGGCCAGCCCTTACGGCATAGCGGTCGAAAGCGAGATTGATCCGGGCGCGCCGTTTACCCTGGTCGCCGTTGATCCTGGCGAGCGGACCATGCAGACAGTCGAAAAACTGAGCCGTCAGCGGGGCGTGCTGGTGGTGTCTGACGGGATTGGTGGCCTGCGCCTGACAAAGGCCGGGACAACGCGCGCGCCGGAGGATCTGCGTGTTGCGGACAATATCGAAGAGATAGATGCGCAGGTGGATGTGCGGGAGCATTACTCGGACATCTGGATCAAAGGGGCTTTCAAGAGCGTTTTAAGGCCCAAAAAAGCAGCGCTTGATGCCTCTGCTGCTCCACTGACTGACAAGCCGGAGCCAGCCCCCGCTGCGCCAAGCCACACCAAGACCGAGAGCATGGCCGTGGTGCGGTATGGCCATGCCATAGATCCGTCCGTGCGGCGGTATCGGCCTGCGGTTTATCTGGCGGCAACGCAGTCTGGCGGATCTGAAGCGACGCAGACCGCCACGGATGTGCCACTGGACAGCACTGCGCATGGGCTGAGCGCGGATGCTGGCCCTGCGCCAATGGCGTATCACGCGGGCAGCCGACGTGCGCCCCGTAAAGCGCGCAAGCCCCGGACGGACGCCAGCCCATGGACGCTGCAGGATCAGGCAGACTGGCGTATGCGCACCACACGCGCGCATGGCACGATGCGGATCTACACCGTGGCAGGACTGGCCGCACGCAACGGCGAGCGGTGGAAACCAAATGCCCTGGTGTATGTGCATGACCCTTACAGCGGACTTGACCAGGACATGCTGATTGGCGCTGTCACCTACGTGGATGATGAGAGCGGGTATAAGACACGCATCAGTGTGGTGCCCCCTGACACGTATGATCTGACCGGCGACAATGACCGGGTTAAAAAAGGCACGCGCCGGAGTGGACTGATCACCGCGAGGGGTGCATGAGCCGGAGCGTGCGGGATCTGTATATGTCCCTGCGCGGGCTGATCAGCCGGGCGGTTGTGCGGGATGTGGATGACAGCGGAGCCAACCAGACGGTGACGCTGGACACCCATTATGGCCGCACACGCGGCAAGGTGCCGGTCCATTATCCCTTCGGGTTCGGCAGTCATGTGCCGCACGATGGCGCGGTGACGGCGGTGGTGGCCGCAGGCGGTGACCATGCCGACCCGATTGCGTTGCCGCCCAGCAATCCTTCAGCCTCCCGCATGGGCAATCTGGCGGTAGGCGAAACGGTGCTCTATGACGCCGCCGGGCAGAAAGTCTATCTGAAGGATGGCAAGATTATCCGGGTGGACGCGGCTCAGCAGCTTGAGGTGCGTATTGCAGGCAAGAGCATCCTGACGGTAGACAAGGATGGCGCGACGCTGACCGGCACCCTGACTGTCAGCAAGGATATTATTGCCCAGGGTGACATGACGGCATCTGGCACAGTTACGGGCCAGAAGGACGTTGTGGGCAACGGCATCAGTCTCCGTGATCACACGCACACCAGTGCCGCAGCAGGTAGCCCAACCAGTCCACCCAAATAAGAGGGCGAACATTTCCGCCCTGCGACAATCCCGCATAATCCCGCATCAGGTGGGATATGGAGACGCCAACTACCCTTATGATGCGGTCAAACGCTGCTGGCAGGCTGAATCTTGTTGTCCAGGCTGGTGCTGGCGGGCGTGGCACGCTGGCGGTTGATGCGTCTCTGGCGACATGCGCCCAACTGGCGCTGCAATGCGACCGGCGTGCGGCATCTGATGACACCCTTCCAAATGAAATCAGTCTGCTGCCAGCACAGACCGGTGGCCTGCTGGCGCGCCGGGGTTGGATTGGCGATATCCTGATCGACACCCGGTTTGGTAGTCGGCTGTGGTTACTGGCGCGCGGAAAATATGATGAGGCAGACCGTCTGCTGGGGGCTGGCTATGCGGATGAGAGCCTGGCCAGCATCCGGGCGTATTGGGGTGTCAGCATCTCGGTAACCGCTACCCTGGTTGGCCGTGGCATCCTGCAGATATCCAGCGCGATTGGCGCGGTTTCGGTCTCCCGCACTGTGAGTGCAGCCGCATGAGCTGGGCGATCCCGACAACGCGCACTCTGGCGCAGCGTTTGGCCGCCTCCATGCTGGCGCAGCAGTTTGTGGCGGCAGACGGCACCGTTGTGCGTCTGGACCCCAATGCCCCCCATACGCTGGAGCAGATTTTGGGCGTTGTGTGGACGCTGGCACTTTCCGAAGTTTACAGCGCCATCCGCGACCAATTGCTGGAAATGATGGTGACGACGGCAACCGACGACGGATTGCTGTCCCAGCACGCCGAAGAGTGGGGCGTGCCGCGCAAGCCAGCTACCGGAGCCATTGGCAATGTGCTGGTCACGGTCAGCGCGGATGTGACGCTGCCCATTGGCACGGCTCTGGTGTCTGACGGCAGTGTGCAGTGGTTGGTGACCACGGCGACCACCATTGCGGCTGGCGCTATCGGCAGTGTGCCCGTGCAGGCCAACACCACCGGGACCGTCGGCAATCTGGCAGCCGGAACAGAGTTGACGTTGGTCTCTCCCGTAGCGGGTGTGACATCCGTTGTGGTGGATGATCAGGGGCTGGCCGGTGGCGCGGAGATTGAGGCCGTTGAGAGCTGGCGTGAGCGGATCATATCGAAGATCCGCAATCCGGTGGCGGGTGGCACCCCTACGGACTACGAGGGCTGGGCCAAGGATGCGGGCGCGGCTTACGTCAAGGTGATCCCTGAGGCGTATGGGCGTGGCACCGTGGGCATTGTCATTGCCATGGCTGGTCCTGCTGTGCCGACAGATGCGCAGGTTGCATCTGTGCAGGCGTATATTGATACCAAGCGGCCTGTGACGGCCAAGGTGACGGTGACAGCAGCCCAACTGGCGCAGCGCAGTCCTGCCGTGATGCTTAATCCGGATACCACATCAGCCCGCCAGCAGATTACTGCTGAGCTGACGGCCTATTATCCGTCCAAGGGTATTGGCGGCAAGCTGTATGTTGCTGAGATTGTGGCTGTGCTGACCACCATCAACGGCACCAGCAATGATCTGATTTCCCCTACGGCGGATGAGCAACTGGCGGACAACCAGATTGCCGTGCTGGGTGCGGTAGAGTGGCGGGGTGGCGCATGAGCCGCACGGCTGATCAGATCCGCGATGAATGGCTGCATGATCTGATGCCGCCCGGAGCCATTGAGCGCAGTCCGGATGGTAATCTGGCCAAGTTTCTGCTGGCTTTTGCAGGACCGTTCGCGGCGCTGGAAGGCGACATTGACGGTCTGGCACAGGAGATTTCGCCGCGCACGGCAGTTGGGCTTCTAGCGGATTATGAGGCTGTTCTTGGTCCTGATCCATGTGGGCGGGACCAGGGCAATCTGACGCTGGAGCAGCGGCAGGCGCTTGCCTATCAGCGCTGGGTTGCCGGTGCCGGTGTGACGCCTGCTTTTTTTGCCGCAATGGCGCAGGCCGCTGGCTACACGATCACGATTGAGGAGCCGGATACCCCGGTGCATGGCCGCGTGCGGTGCGGCGAGACGCGCTACGGCACGTCTGACCTGCGGTTCCTTTGGATCGTGACCCTTCCCGATAAATCAACAGGACTGGAGTGCCCCATGCAGCGGCTTTGCCCTGCGCACACGACCCTTGTTTTCAAATACGCGGACGCTGCCTGATGGTCGATTATACACAAACTGATGGTTTTGTGACGGACACCAAAGGCCGCAGGCAATATGCCAATCGTGACGATGCCAATCATGTCAAAGGGACTGAAATCGAAGCGGCTGACCATAATCAGGTGCGTAATGAGCTGGTTTATACGGTCAAGCAGGCAGGGATCACGCCAGATAACGATGATGACACGCAGCTCTATCAAGCGATCGGTAAGATCGCTGATGAACGGGCAGCATCTGCGGAAATTGGTTTTACCCCTGTGCAGCAGGGCGGCATTGAAGGTCTGACGGATGACAAGGTCCAGATTGGCAACAGCGCCAATGGTCTGGCGGCTTACGTATCAGGCAAACTGGTCGGGGTTTTTGCCTACACAGGCACTTATTTGCCTCTGTCTGGTGGCATTGTTGCGTGGCTTAATGTCAAAGGGGCGCTCAATGTTGGCGTGGGCGGCGGCTTTAACGGTGGGACTGCCCAAGGGTCTTTCAGGTGGACCAATCCGATCACTTTTGGCAACCCGAGCGCATCATCAAACAGTGCGTTTTGTGGCGGCCTGCAGATTGGCGACATTGTTAGTGATGCGGCCAATAACCAGTCCGGGATCAATCTGTTTGGATATGATTACTCTGGTGCCCGATATAATTGGTATTTCAGTTGGAACGGCAACATCATTACCCCAAAGGGGACTGTTGCATTTGCCTCTGATGTAGCGGCGGAGGCAACCCGCGCCACGACGGTTGAGAGCAATCTCCAGGGTCAGAAAGTCGATAAAGCCACCGGTGCCATGGCTGCGCTGTCCGTATCAATTGGTGCTGGCAGCTTTATGATGAGCAACACAGATGCGCCCGGATATGCGACCTGGATGCGGGCAACCAGCACTGGCAACGATGGCGTGCTGGATGTGTATAGCAATGCCGGGACTGCCAATAACAATGTGATGCGTCTCTGCGCTGACGGCTCTATCAGGATTATCGGCGGTGCTGGCGGATGGTTTTACATTGAGGGCGTGCGGGTCGCCATTCAGACAGATATTTCCGGGCTGCAAAGTCAGGTCAACGGCAAGCAGGCGGCAGGCGATTACGCGACCAATACGGCGCTTAGTAACGGGCTGGCGGGTAAGCTGGATATCTCGACGTATGAGGCTGATTTCAACAGCGGCGATAGTCGTGTCCATGACAGCCCATATGGCAAGCGCACCCAGCATTTCCGGGCTAC